CGGAATATGTCGGCAACCTGGTGCCGCGCGAGATCGACCTGCTGTCGCGCATGCGCGTCAACGGGCGTCCGGTACTGCCGCCGATGCCGCCGCGGCTGCGCGAGGCGCAGGGGCATTACGAGGTCACGGACACCTCGCCGCTGGCGCTGCAGGCCAAGGCCAGCCAGGCGGCGGGCGGTCTGCGCACGCTCGACGTCGCCCACCAGATCGCCATCAACTCCGGCGACCCCTCGATCTACGACCAATTCGAGTTCGACGTCATGCTGCCGGAAATCGGGCAGATGAACGAAATGCCGGAACGCTGGTCGGCCTCGCCGCAAAGCCTCGCCGCCAAGCGCAAGAACCGTTCCGCTCAGGCGCAGCGGCAAGCTGCGATCCAGGCGCTGCCGGCCCAGGCCAGCATGGTCAAGGCGCAGGCGGTGGCGGCCAAGGTGCAGCAGCCGTTCGCCGGTGCCGGCCAGGGCCTACCGCAGCCGCAGAATGCCCCGCCGCAGGGGCCGCCGGCATGACCAACCCCTTCCTCAACAAGCACGCCGAGGAAATCCGTCAGACCTGGCAGTCGCGCGCGCTCGCCGCCGCGGAGGGAAAGCTTGCGTGCGTGCTGCTGGTGGCGCTGAGCTTCGAATACGCCGGCGCGATGCCGGTGCTGCTGCGCGTGACCTTTCCCGGCTTCACTGACATCGTGCGGCCGTTCCTGTCCGGCTATGCGACCATCGTTCCCAGCGGCAAGGTCGCATGCAACATGGTGGACAAGGACGGCGTGATCAAAGTCGTAGCCGTCTATGCGAGCAAGGACCAATTTGTCGGCGAAATGCGCCGGCTGGCCGACAAGCTCAAGTTCACCGACAGCGAGCGCGAGGAGTTTTTCGGCGTGCTCTCGCGCTGGATCGTCAAGGACATGCGGGTCGGCCCGCACGGCGAGAGGCTGGCGTCATGAACCTGCGCCGCGCCATCGAGAAGCTCGGCATCCGGCAGAAAGCCTACAAGTCGGCCTTCGGCGTCGTAGGATCTCCGGCCTACCTGGCCCTGATCGATCTTGCAGATTTCTGCGCCGCTTTCCAGGTCGACCCGTTCGGGTTAAACCACGACGGGTTGATGCAGATGATCGGCCGCCGCCAGGCATTCTTTCGCGTTTTCAACCACCTGAAACTCAGTCCGACGGAGCTTGAGACCGTCTACCGCGGCGCTGTGCTGCGGGCGGCCGAGCGCCTCGCCGATCAAGGAGAAGCAGCATGACCGAACTCGCACCCGCCGCTCCCGTCACCCCAGCGGCGCCGGCCGCCCCTGCGGCTCCTGCCGCGCCGGCCGCTCCCTGGTACGGCGACAAGGTGGACGCCACGACGCTCGGCTTCTGGCAGAACAAGGGCATCGACCCAGCCGATCCGGTTGCGGTCGCAACCAAGCTGACGGAATTCTACCGCAATTCCGAGAAGCTGATCGGCGCCCCGCCGGACGAGATGCTGCGGCGCCCGCGGCCGAATGCGGCCGAAAGCGACATCGCCGCCTTCTGGCAGAAGGTGGGCGTGCCGGTCGAGGCCAAGGATTATGACCTGTCCGGCATCAAGTTCGCCGACGGCACCGAGCTCGACGAGGCATTCGCCGACACCATGCGCGGCGCCATGTTGGCGGCCAGGACGCCGAAGGAGCGCGCGCCGGAGATCGTCAAGGCGGTGGTGAACTTCATGGAGCGGGCGGACGCCGCCGAATCCGCCGACCTGACCGCGAAGGTGCAGGCCGAAAAGGACGCGCTGGCCAAGAGCTGGGGCACCAATCGCGACGCAAACATGGTGGTGGCAAAGGCCGCGCTCGATCGGCTCGGTCAGGCTGCGGGCCTTACGGCCGAGCAGGCGCAATCCGCCTGGGATGCGCTGTCCAAGGTCGGCGGTGTCGGGGCCGCCGCCGCGATGGAGATGCTGCGCGTAGCCGGCGCGCGCATGGGCGAGGACCGCTTCATCGGCGGCGGTCAGAACCTTGGCAACAACACCGGCCTGATGTCGCGCGATCAGGCGCGGGCCGAGATCGAGGCCCTCAAGCGAGACGCCGAATTCGGCCGACGCCTGGTTTCCGGCGGCCGCGAGGAGCGCCGCAAGTGGGATGATCTGCATAAGGTGGCATTTCCGCGCGAGGTCGCCTGATGCCAAGTAGCCAGGTGATGCACAAGTGGAAGACCGGCAAGCTCCGGTCTTCGTCGGGCCAGAAGGTCACGAGCCAAAAGCAGGCCGTCGCGATTTTCTTGAGCGAAAAGCGCAACGAGCAGGCGCACGGTGGCCACTACAAAGAGGGGCGCGTGAAGGCGAAGCACGCGAGGAAAAGGGCTTGAGGGGAAACGTAACCAGGAATTGCGAGACGTGCGGCAGTGAATTCCGCACGTTTTCCGCATGGTTGCGCGGCGGCAAGTCAGGAAGATTCTGCTCGAAAAAATGTGCGCGTCAGCGCCAATGGTGTGGCGGCGTGACGATGCTCGAATACCAGTGCGAAGAATGCGGAATTGCGTTTCAGATCAGGAAAGGTCGAGGCGGGAATGGCCGATTCTGTTCCAGGGCATGTCGTGCACGTGGAGTTGGCAGATCAAAAAGAGGTCCCAATCACCAAAATTGGAAAGGCGGCCATTCTGAACGACCATACGCGGTTAAGGCGCTCACATCCAAGATTGTTCGGGAGCGTGGTAGATGCGATCGGTGTGGGAGCCAGGATGGTCTTCAAGGTCACCATGTCCGCGGGTTTACAGAAGACCTTATTGGCAGGATAGATGTGGAAAACATCGAAGTTCTCTGCGTTCCTTGCCACGCTAAGGCTCATTCGCACCTAAGAAACTTCATTCTCTCGAAGGGAAAGAAGCTATGGCTAAACGGAAGTGGATTGGCGGCGCAATAAAGCACAAAGGTCGCATGAAGCGGCTTGCCGCGCGCGAGGGCATCTCGGTGCATGAGGCGGAAGTCAGGGCCAGTCACAGTTCGAACAAATCGCTGGCCGCTGCCGGACGTCTCGGCCTGCGCCTTTCGGCCATGCGGAAAAAGTAGGAGTGCGTTGTCAGGTTTCGGTCGCGCGCGCTATCTTCGCGGCCATCGAATTACCGGAGCGGCCCCTGAAAGGACAAGGCAGCCCGGCACCAGCGGCCCCCTAAGCCGGGACAAGCCGTCGCTTCCGACTCGAAGGCTCCGGGTGGCACCGGACAAGCCATAGGTCAGCGCATCCGCGCCCTCTGCAACGATTGCAACGGGGAGACCTATGACCGTTCCCTATCCTACCGCAAACTTCGGCCTCTATCCCGACTTCACGGCGCAGTATTCGAGCAACCTCGAATTGCTGTTGCAGCAGCTCCAATCGGTGCTCCGTTCGCACGTCACCGAGCAGGGCGGCCTCGTCGGCAAGATGGCCTCGCCGGTGACGCAGTATTCCTCGATCACCATGCGCGCGCCGCAAGGCCGGTTCTCGCCGGTACAGGCGACCAACCCCTACTCGCTTCGCCCCTGGATTTTCCCGCAGCCGGGCGAGATCGTCGAGATGATCGACAGCTACGACAAGCTGCAGACCATCGTCGATCCGACCTCTGGCTACGTGAAGGCCGCCGCCGCCGCGACCGGCCGCTATTGGGACGACGGCATTATCGCCGCCGCGACCGGCACGCGCCAGATCGGCACCGATATCGGCAACCTGACGCCGGACGCCTTCAGCACAACGCTGTTCCAGGTCGCTTCGACCTTCGGCTCCGGATCGGCATCGGGGCTGACCGTCGCCAAGCTGATCGAGACGCGGCGCATCCTGCGCCACTACCACAACGACTTCGACATGGACCCTCCGTGCATCGTCATCGGGTCGCAGCAAGAGGCGGACCTACTCAATCAGACCACCGTGGTCTCAACCGAGTTCAACGATCGGCCGGTGCTGGTCGACGGCCGGCTCAAGCGATTCCTCGGCTACGACATCGCGGTCTCGGAGCGCCTTTCGGTTTCCGCCAACGTCCGCAACGTCCTGGTCTTCGTCAAGTCGGGGATCATTCTCGGCCTCTGGAAGGACATGGAAAACTACATCGATATCCGCGCCGATCTGTCGGGGCGGCCATGGCAACTCACCACGCAAACGATGTTCGGCCCGGTGCGGTCGCAGAACGGCAAGGTCATCTCGATCCTCTGCAGCGACACCAGCGGCCAGGACATCACGCCCTAGGGACAGACCACCATGGCAAAAGATACCGTCAAGTCACTCTCGATCACGAACCTCGATACGGTTCCGATCATCGAGAATACCGCCGGCGGGGGCGCCAAGGCGCGGCTCGTCCAGGTCGACGACTACTGCACGGCCACCGCGGCCGGGCTGCAGACCGTCGGCTCCTACTACAAGCTGATACGTCTGCCGACGCGCGCGCTGATCAAATCGCTGAGGATGGGCGCCGACTCTGGTCCAAACCTCAACGGATCACTCGCCCTCGATCTCAGCCTGGTGTTTTCCGACTCGGCCGACGATGGCACGCCGTCCTGGCTGCAGGGCCTGATCCCGACCGTCGCCAACACCGGGGGCACCGTCAGCCTCGCCACCTACACCGGCGTCAACCTGATGTTCGGCGTATGGGCTCCGTCGGCGGCCTCGACCAAGATCGAGCCGACCGAACTTGTGCTCAATGGGCTCGGCTCTGCTTATCTGCTCAGCAGCGGCTTTATGAACCTGCCGCTCTACCAGCTCTTCGGCTTCACCGACGGCCGCGGAGAGCCGGCCGATCCCGGCGGGTTCTTTGACCTCCTAGCCTACGTGTCGACCGGCGCGACCACCGGCGGCGCGTGCAATCTCTACGCAAGCGTCACCTACGCCGATAAAGGCTAAGCGCAATGGCGGCAATCTCTCTGTCCATGTCGCACGGACAACAGGGGAACCAGATTTCCGACTTCACGGTCGGGACTTTGGTTCCCGATGCCGGCGACTTCGAGGTCCGGTTGAACACCACGGACACCAACTCGAAGAACATTTCCCGCATGGAGATGTGGCTGGCGCTCGAAGCATTTCAGCGCGCGCTCATGCAGGGCGGCGCGACTGTCGACGTCGTTGCACTCAGCGGAGGCACGCCGCCGCCTCCGATCATCTGAACGGAGGCTACCCATGAAGCGGATTGTCTGGCTCCTCGGCCTCGCGCTGGGGCTCGCGCTTTCTCCACAGGCAAACGCTCAGGTACGCAACGCGCTCGTTGTCGCGAGCTGCCCAGGCTCAAGCATCTGGACCGCAGGCGCCAATGCTCCGCTCACCGTCGATCTGACCGGCGCGCTTTGTGCCGACGTGACCGTTTCCGCTACAGTAACTTTTCAGGATTTTGACGCGGCGTTTCCTTCTGCCGGCCTTGCCATCGGCCTCAATGACGGCACCAATCTCAAAAGCTGGCAGGCGGCGATCGCGCTCGGCGACGGCGTAAACGGCAACAATACTGGCGCCGTAGCGCCGTGGCTGTGGAACGGCACCGGATATGATCGCTGGTACGGCGATAAGACTGACGGTGCTTGGGTCAACGTAAAAGCCATAGCGGCCGGTACGAATGTCATCGGCCATACATCGAGCGATCCCTGTGCTCAGGCTACGAAAATCAATGTTCCGATTTCAATGACTGGCACAACGACGGTAAAGCTTGTTTCTTTGGCTTCAAGCCAGCAAATCTATGTTTGCTCGCTCTCTCTTATCGCGTCGGGAGCGACGGTCGTATCGATTGCCGATGGAACGAAGACCACGACTGAATGCGACACTGCAGCGGAAGCTGTAATCGGAGCGACAACGGCCACACATGGATTGTCGTTAGCCGCTAATGGAGGATTTACTTACGGCAACGGTGGCTCAACCGTGGCTCGCACGACGACCGCGGCTCATGATCTTTGCCTTTTCCAATCGGGCGCTGGGGACGTGAGCGGAAATCTGACTTATGTGCAGCAATGACAATCGGCGCAAAGAATGATAAGTTCTGGGACGCATAATTATTTCCTAGCCAATTCCAATGCGGTGTCGGCCCGATGATCTGGGCAACGTCTGCGCTGTTGTTCCTGGCCTGGAAATTGAGGTAAGACGAGACATGCCGAACTACGCAGAATTCGCCTTTGAGCAGGCGGTGATGGCCATCCGCGCCGGCCGCAAGGCGCAGGCGCTCGACATCTTGACCGACGTCATCCGCCTGCAGCCGCGACACGCCGACGCCTGGGCCATGCGCGGGCAAATGGAAGCCGAACTAGGCCGGCATTTCAATGCCGTGCTGCACTACGGGATGGCGGTGCAGATAGCGCCGGAGCGCTACGACATCTGGTGCAACCGCGGCATCGCCTGCTCCTCGGCGCGGATGTTCAAGGAAAGCGAGGAGAGTTTTCAGCGCTCGCTCGCCATTGAGCCGAGTTTCAACGGACATTACAACTACGGCAATACGCTCTGCTCCATGATGCGGGTCGAGGGGGCCATTGCGCACTACAAGGCGGCGGCCAAATTCGATCCCGGTCATGCCCAGCTTAACGCCAATCTCGGCATCGCCCTGATCGGAAACGACGAGTGGACCGAAGGATTTGCCGCCTATCGTCACCGTTTCAACGCGCCAGGTTTCCCGCCGCGGCCGCGCTTCTCTTATCCGGCTTGGCGTGGCGAGCCGATCGAGGGCAAGACCATCCTGCTCTACGTCGAGCAGGGCTTCGGTGACGAAATCCAATCGCTCCGGTTTGCCAAGACCGTCAAGGACCTAGGCGCCAGAGTGATCCTTTCGGTGCGACCACCGATGTTCCGGCTGGCGCGCAGCTTCGCCCATGCCGACGCGGTGATCAACCAATACGATCCGCCGCCCTGGCAGCCGGACTTTATGTGTGCACTGCTCGACGTGCCAGGCATCGTCGGCATGAGCCCGGAGACCGTGCCGCTCAAGGGCGGCTATCTCAGCGCGCGCGAGGAAGGTTTTCGCCTCGGTTTTCCCGACGGCGCGCTCAAGGTCGGTATCTGCTGGGCCAGCGGGAAACGGCCGGACCAGCCGGCGGTTGCCGAGACGGCGAAGCAGAAAAGTCTGTCATTTGAACAGCTTGCTCCACTGGCTCGGCCTGGCGTCAAGCTGGTTTGCCTGCAGCAGACCCACGGTGACGCCGATCAACTCCGCGAGCTCGGCGTAGCCGACCCCATGCGCGGCATCACGGATTTTGCCGACACGGCGTTTATCATCGACCATCTGGACCTGGTGGTGACGGTCGACACTGCGGTCGCCCACCTCGCCGGCGCCATGGGCAAGCCGGTCTGGAATCTGGTGCGGTTCGACGCACTCTGGCCATGGCGCAAGGAGACCGGGCCGAGCTGCTGGTACGACAGCATGCGCATCTACCGGCAGCCGCATCCGTTCGACTGGCGCGAGCCGCTAGGGCGCCTGATGGATGATTTCAGCAAATTGACCGCCGAAAGAGCCAAAACAGCGGCCTAGCAAGTGCGTTGCGGGGGATAGGCCGCGCCCCGATAGGGGGACATGCCAGAATTCAACTCGCCGTTCGACATTGGCGTGCGTGCGCTGCAGCACGTTGGCGCCCCCACCGGCGCGGCAGCCCCAAGTTCGGCATTCCCCGGCAGCACCAAGGCCGCAGCCCAGCTTCTGGCGTGCTACGGGAAGCTGCGGCGGGCCGAACTGCGGCGCAACATCTGGACCTTCGCCACTCGCCGGACGGCGCTGCGTCCGCTTGACACCAATACCCTGCGGCTGGTGCCGACGCTCTATTCGCCTTACGTCACTTATTTTGTCGGCTCGATCGTCACCGATGCCAGCGGCACCTATTGGCAATCGATCCTGGCCGACAACCTCAACAACGAGCCCGGCGTGATCTTCTCGGCCTGGGTGCCCTATTTCGGACCGCTCTCGGTCTCGCTCTACGATTCGAGCCAGAATTATTACTCCGGTGAATTGACCTACACCGCGGCAGGAAACGGCACCTACAATGTCTTCGCCTCGCTGGTGAACGGCAATCAGTTGCATCCGGCGCTACCGAACCAGTGGAGCGTCGACACCACGTATTTCAAGGACAATGTCGTCCAGCAGTTTCCGGCCTGGTCTAGCCTCACCACCTACGCCGCGGGCGCGGGCGTCCTCTACACCGACGGAAACGTCTATGTTTCGCTGGTTGCCGGCAATCTCAACCTAATCCCACCGCTCAATGGCGCGAGCTGGGCGCTGATGCCGGTCGTTACCTTGACGACGCAGCAGGTCCCGGCCAGCTCTTTTACCTCGCCGCCTCAACTGACGACGACGCCCATCGGCGAGTGGAATATCGAAAGCGTCTATTCCACGGGATCGTTCGTGATATTCAACGCTGCGGCCTATGTGTCGCTGCAAAACGCGAACAGCGGAAATTTCCCAAACGCCGCAGCATCGACCTATTGGGCTGTCGTTACCGGCGGCGCTCTATGGCAAAGCCTAATCGACCTTAATTTGGGCAACAGCCCGGCAGATGTTCCGGCCGCGTGGGATGCCCTTACGACCTACACAGTCGGGCAAACAGTCGTCGGCAGCGACAACTTCATCTACACGGCAACCAGCGCGGCCGGAAACCTGAACAAGGACCCAGCGAATGGCCTCAATCAGACCTACTGGACGCAAGGTCTTACCGCACCGTGGACATCGACCTTTACTTCCGGCGGCGGCAACTCACAATGGATGCAGATAGGCGGCGCCGCATTCCCGAACGGGGTCGCCCTCGCCGGTTTCAACATCACGTACCCGATTGGCTGCGGCCCCGCTTCGGACGCGGCTACCAAGAACGTCTTCCGGTTGCCGGCCAACTACCTGCGCCGCTGTCCACAGGACCCGAAGGCCGGCGTGTTCTCCTGGCTCGGTGCCCCGGGAAACCGGCAGGCCGACGACTGGCTTTTCGAGGGCAATTTCCTGATGTCGCTCGACGGCGGCCCGCTGGTATTCCGTTTCGTCGCCGACGTGCAATACGTTCCCGACTTCGACGACAATTTCTGCGAGCTGCTCGGCTGCTCGATCGGCTTGGCCGTCTGCGAGCCATTGACGCAATCCTCCGAAAAGAAACACACAATCGCCGGCGAGTATGAGAAATTCAGAAGCGAGGCGATCCTGATTGGAGGCATCGAGGCTGGAATTGAGGAACCACCGCTCGATGACCTAATTGCCTGCCGGATTTGATTCATGCCGAACGCAACCTATGTCCAATCGACCTTCGCCGGCGGCCTCTGGTCTCAATTCGCGCAGGGCAGATTCCATGATCGCCGTTACGCGCAGGCGATGAATGTTTGTCTGAACGGCATGATCCTGGAGACCGAGAATTGGGTACGGCGCCCTGGCACGCGATGGGCAATGCCGACGCGCGGGGGCGATCCGGGCCGTGTGATCAAATTCGACTTCGAGGAGGAAACGCCGCCCTATACCATGGTTTTCACCGACGGGGCGCTACAGTTCCTCTCCGGCCTCGATCCCGTGACACTGAACGATTCCGTCCATGTCGGAAATATCACAACCGACAACCCCGCGGTCATGCTGCTGGCGACGCCGGTCTCATGGATCAATGGAGCCCAGGGTTTCGTCGTCGGCGCGACCAATAACCCATTGATCGAGAACCGGCTGCTGACGCTGACGCGGATCAACGCGCAAAGGTTCTCGCTTGCTGACACGATTACCGGCGATCCGATTGACGGTTCGACGCTAAATCCTGTGGCAGTCGGCGCGCAATTCAACCGCACCAGGACCTTTACCACGCCCTATGCCGGTACAAGTTGGCAATCATTGCGCGCGGTGCAGAGCGACGCCAACGGAACGCCGGTTTCGTTCCTGCTGCAGGGCAGCTATAAGCCCTATGCCGTTTCGGTCACGATGCAGCCGAACGCGGCGCAGTTTGCGACCTTCAAATTCGCGGCGGCAAATTTCGAGGACGGCCCTTATCTCGATCCGCTCACGAACGGGACGCAGCTTACGGCCAGCGCCTTGACCGGCATTATCAGCCTTACGATCTCGTTCCCGGCCTATGATTCGGCCAAATCCTATGCGGCCGGGGATTTTGTGAGCTATTCCTCGCACAACTATGAATCTCTCGTCGATGAGAATGTAGGCAACCAGCCGGACACGCATCCCGCCGATTGGGCGGCGACGAACGGCAATGCTGCGATCAACGGCGGGGTCGGCTTCCTACAGAGTGACATCGGCCGTCTCGTGCGGCTTTTTTCCGAGCCTCCAGATTATTCGTCGTCTACGACCTATGCGTCCGGCGCCATCGTTTCCTACAACCCGAGCGGCGATCCAAACGCGACGACCTATTGGTCGTCTCTCGTCGGCAGCAACGTAGGAAACACGCCGGGCACCGATACGACCAATTGGCAATTGCTCCAGCAAGGAGGCAATAATTCCCCTACGCTCTGGACCTGGGGCAAGATCACCGCTCTGCTGAATTTCATTCCGGCAAATCCGACGGGGATTGCTCATATCGGCGACGCTCCGGTGAATTTGGCGGATGCCTTCGATGGAGTGCTCAGCAAGGACAGCGGTTCCTGTGCCTCGATCGTGCTTTCGTCCGCTCCGGATACCGCTTATTTTTCCGGCTCGGTATCGATGTCGATTGGGCAGAATTACAGCGGTTGTGTGACTACGAGCTACAAGGTGCAGTCGGCGACGATTTTCCCTTCGACCGACCGCGGCATCAGCTATTTCCAGGCAAACGGAAACAACGAGGACTATCAGATCGTCGGCACCGCGAGCCTGTACGGCTCTAACGTGGCGCCGACGTTCGAGACCGACGGAATCTTGCTCGGCTCGGCCGTCTTCGAAAGCCAGCAGACGAGTAACGGCGATGGGACCGGCGACACCTTCTCGGTCGGCGGATCTTCTGCGGCAACGATCCCGTCCTCGGATACGACCAACGCCTATTCCTACTTGTGGGTGGTGATCGGGCAATCCGTCGTCAGCACACCCGGCACAGGACCAACGCCGAGCATCACCGGCTCTGGCTCCGGCATCATCGGCAAGGTGAATACGACGATACAGGCGCTCTACGCCTGCCAGGTCGAATTCGTCGCGGTTCCCGGTTCGGCGACAAGCGACAACGGCATCACGGTTTCGCTTTCGGGGCCGGCGCTGCTCTACTCCTCGACCATCAAGGATTGGCGGCTCGGACTCTATTCCGACAGCACCGGATGGCCCACTGTGGGGACCTGGACCGATGGGCGGCTGTGGATCGGCGGCTACCTGCCGAACCGTTTCGACGCCTGCGTGTCGAACGGCGTGACCGTCGACAGCGCCGGCGTGACGGCGAATTTCGCGCCTACCGATCAATATGGCAATGTGCTCGATTCCTCGGCCATCAGCTACCGCATGGACCTGCCGGAATCGAATCCGTTCCTGTGGATGCTGCCAGACCAGCAGGGCATCATCTTCGGCACCAAGTCACGCGAGGGTCTAATCTTCCCGCCAGGCGGCGGCGGCTTCACGCCGACGAACATCGATGCGCGCATGACAACCCGTATCGGCGGCTATGACGCGGAGCCGCAGCGTACCGACCACACCATCTCTTTCATTCAGAAATATCAGCGCGAGGTCGTAGAATATTTTGCCGATGTGTTTTCCGGAAAGTTTACGGCGCCGAACCTAATCAAGGACGCCAAGAAGTTGACGCAGGGTAATCTGCAGGAATTGGCGTACCAGCAGGAATTCACCTCAACCATCTGGGGCCGCGTCAACGGCTCGCTCATTGGCTGCACCTATATCCGCGACACGTTGATGACGTCCTCCGGCCCGACAATAAATGCCTGGCATGAACATTCCCTTGGTTCGGGGCGCACGGTCGAATCGATCTGCACGGGATCGTCGATCAACGGCAATCTCGATGCGTTGACCTTGGTGACGACGGACGGCGCCGCGGTATACGTCGAAATTCTCGGCGATATCCTGGACGAGGGATCGCTGCAGTCGGAAGCCTGCTATTTGGATTGCGCCATCGTTCCGACCTCGACCGCGGCGGTCGATATCAGCACCGGATTTCCATATGGCGGCCTACAGCTCAACGGTCTATGGCCACTGGAGGGAAAGACCGTCACGGCGTGGCTCGGCGGTCTCGACTGCGGCGACTATAAGGTGTCCGGAGGCTGCATCCAGGTGCCGTACGGAGACGGCATCGGCAGTGCTCTGGGAAGCTTCCCTACGGCGACGAACCGTTACGACCAAGGGCTATTCACGCTGGCTTTTGTCGAAAGCGGAACGACTGCAAACGGCGCGCAGATGTTCAACGGCCGGATGCCGATGTTCGTCGGTTTCACCTATAATTCGGACGGTCAATTGCTGCGTCCCATCGCTCCGGCGGACACCGGATCGCGCAATGGCCCAGCGTTCGGCAAGCTGGCGCGGGATCATTACCTCATGGGTCTTTTTGAGGGCACGGTCGGCGGCGGCGGCGGCCTGCATCTCGGGACGGATTTCAATACGCTCGAATCGGCGATTTTCAAGCAAGCCGACGGGGTAACGACACTGACGGTCGATACGCAATTCAGCGGCGTATTCCGCGATCAATTCGAAAGCAGCTACGATTTCGACGCCATGCCATGCTGGCGCATCTCGCGCCCGCAAATCCTCAATGTGCAAGCGTTCGGCGCCGCGCGTGAAACGGCGGATGTCTGATGGCCATCGGCGCAGCAACATTCAGCGACTTCGGGGCCGCGGTATCCGATCTCTTTTCCTATGAAGCTACCGGATACAAGGTCCAAGCGCTGCAATTCGAGCAGCAGAACTACGAAGCCGCCGCCGCTTTGGCGTTGACGAACAAGCAATACACGGAGACATCGACCGCGATCAAAGAACAACAGTTGCAGCGCGAGACCTATATGGGCATCGGTCGAACCGAAGCCGCAGTGGCCAATGCTGGGTTTGCCGCAAGCGGAAGCGCGCTCGACATTCTCAAGGAAAGCGCGCAGCAGGGAGCGACCGCCAAGGCTGCAGTCGGTCAGCAAGGGCTCATCACCGAAGCTGGATATCAGGAACAGCACGACGCCTACATGAACATGTCGCAAGCAGCGCAGTCGGCGCAACAGGCCGAAAAAACTGCCGGTCAGGGCGACTTGTTCAGCGCCGGCCTGAAACTCGCCGCCGGCCTCGCCACTTTCCTCTTGTGAGATCGCCATGCCGAACATTCCTGTGACCTTGCAAGAAACTCCGGCGCTGCAGCCTACCGAGCTCGGCATTCAGGCCCGGACACAAGCAGCCTACCGGGGCCGCGCCTTGTTCGACCAGGCTGCGCAGGCGATCTCGCGCGCGGGGCAGCAGATCGGCAGTGGCATTGCATCCGCTGGGCAGGCGGCGGTCAATTACTTCGATCACCAGCAGATCAATGCCGGTGCAGCGAAAGGCGCCGATCTCTTTGCCTACCTCACGCAAAGCTGGAATCAGACGGTTACCAACGCCGATCCGCACGATCCATCGGTGGCGCAGAAATGGCGGGAAGAAGTTCTCAACCCAGCGCTCGATCAGTTCCAGACAGGATTTTCCACCGAGAAAAGCGTCGATTGGGCTTCTCGCTTCACGAACAATCTGCGCCAGCACATGTTCGAGAAGACCGAGGGCGATATGTCGTCGCTGGCGGCAGCGGCCGTGGCCACAACCGTTCGCGATCTGGCAAACCGTTTTTCCAATACGGCAATCAGCGATCCGACTGCAGTACCGGCGATGCTTGGCGCGGTGGACCATTCGATTGACGGTATTGTCGGCGCCAATCCAAATCTCAAAGGCGCGGCCGCCGGCCGCGTGCGGTCAGAGGTCGGACAGAAGATCAAGGAGGAAATCGTCAAGGCCGGCGCCTATGGCGTCATTTCCAACGCGGCGGACCCCGAGGCTGCGGCCAAAAATTACGTCGCCAGATATCCGGATTTCATCAATGGTGTCGAAGCCGAGACCTTCGCGCGCGCAGCGAAAGCGCAAAACCGGGCGAATACGGCCGCGCAGAAGCAGGCGGTCTATTATCAGAAGCAGATCGACTCGCTGAATGTCGAGAAAGCGCGCAACAAGATTTGGGATGATAATGTCCAGGTCGACACGTCCGGCAAGGTCAATATCAACCCGAATTATTTCCGGGAAGTAGTAAAAATCCCATCGCAATATCCGAACGCTCCAAACGCGACTGATACCGCGCGCACGTTGCTGGATTGGGGCGAGCATCAGCAGAAGACGCAGAACGCGGTCACCGATCCGACCACGGCCGACGGTCTCGACAGCCGCATGTTTGCGCCTGACAATCCGACGACGGCGATCGATATTCTGAAAGCAGAAGCGGCCGGCAAACTCTCGCGCCAGGATGGTACGATCCGCATGGAACTGGTCAAGGAGCGCGATCAATCGCCGATCCGCGATCCGCTTTTCAAGGATGCCATCGCTGCGGCGAAGTCGCTTATTGTTTTACCCGGAAGTAGCGGCGTGGGCAGCGAAAAATTTGTCGGTTTCATGCGCTCTTTTATGGGTGAATATCTCAAGGAAAGCCGGGCTGGAACGCTACCGCCAAATGCCCTCGATTTGAACGATCCAAATTCTCTGATCTACAAGATGGCGAAGACCTACGGCGCGGCACTGTCTACCAGCGTTCCAGCAAACGGCGGCGTTGGCGCAGCCAATACCGTAACGCGATCCGGAATCCCTGAAAGCCTGCGCGGCATCGCTGCGCTGCAATGGATCGGCACCGGCTCCAATCGGAAATACCGAGATCAGATGACCGGCAGAGTTTACGACGCTGATGGCAAAGAGATAAAACGATAATGGCCGAACCTGCAGAAAACTGGCAACCCGTTGTCGATCAGCCTGCGGCTGCTGCCAACGATGATTGGAAGCCGGTAGCGGAGGATTGGCAGCCAGTGATCGGCGCACCTCCGAAGGAGGGGAAAGGATTGGTCCCGTCGTCGAGCGGCTTTGTGATCCCACCGGATATTCTCGCCGCGGGCGCAACCGGATTTGAGAGTGCATTCGAAGGGACAACCGAGGAGTTCAAGAAATATTCGGAATGGCTGTCAACCGCCGACATGAACCCATACCTGCGGACAATAGCGCAGGGCGGCGGTGCGGCGATCGATCTGGCTACGCGCACGATCCAGGGTGTCTTTCAGGGAGCGTCGGCAGCAGCCGGAGCGGCTTACGTTCATGCCGGCGGCAACGAGGCTTGGGGCGCCAGGCTGACACGCGATCTTCTTGCGGCAGCGCAGGTTAGTAGCCCGGAGCTCGCCGATGCCGGAATGATCAAGGCGATCGAGCCGACGATCAGAGAGTTTCAGACCGGAGTAATCGATCCCGGCATTCGGAAGACGGCGCAGGATATTGCCGAAAGACCTGCACCTACGGCATCCAAAGAGGGAGCCGCGCCGCATCCATTGCAAGCGCTATACGATCATCTGCAGACGCTGGACGAGGCGAAACAGTTCAATATCCTTGAACCGAGTGCCAGTTCTGTCACGGAAACGCCGCTGACCGAAACACCGGCGCAAGCCGCCTTGCGAGCATATCCCGTTGGCGCACAGGTTACGCCGGAGGAGGGACTGACAGGCTACGCAAAAGCAGCCAGCGACTATGATGCCATCGGCAAAGAATGGGTTGCGAAGATCGACATGCCGGAGGACGCCAGAGACGCTATCGAAAACATCGCATCGGCATACAACTATTTCCCGGAAGCACGCGCCGGAAAGGCATCGGTTAACGCAGTAGCTGCCGTCTCGGAAGCCGCCGGTCTTGACCCGTCTGAAATCAATGCTGATTACTTTTCCCAGCACTTCGATAACGATGCGAAGGTGCGAGCGACCATCCAGTCGCTGCAACAGGCAACAAGAGACTTCATGGATGCGTCGAAGAAGGTAGCGGCTGATCCTACGGAGGAGAACGCCGTCGCCGCTTTAGAGGCGCAGGAGCGGCACCGTTACGTTCTTGAGTATGTCTTGGGCAAGCGGGCTGAAAGCGGACGCTCGCTCAATACTTGGAAAGAACTGCTGCGAGAGACCGAGCACGCCAAGGCTGTAACCGAAATCACCAAGCAAGAGACCGAGGGGAAGCTGCCAGCGGGAGTCGGAGATCTTCTCAATGCCACGCGCGAGGTGTCGCGTAATATATCCGGAGGACAGCCAGAGGCAAAGGTCGGTTTGCAGAAGCTGATTGACGCCGCGGAAAATCTCGTTGGAGCAAAGCCAAAGGTAGGCGAGCCAGCTACGCCGTTGCCTCCTGATGTGGCTGGTCTTGTGGGCGAGGCCAAGAAAGCGCTCACCGGATTGCGCAAACGAGCACAAGAATCTGCTCCGGAAAAAGGCGCAGCGGAGCTAGAGGCTTTCCAGAAAGAACTGGAGAATCTTGGGAGCGGCAGCGGCAGCCTCGCCGACACATCGGACGCAGCGCAAAAGTTACTTGAAGCTGTAAAAAAAGAAGAAGAGCCAAAAGAACCCAAAGCGCCGACTGCCCGCGGCCGGTTGCTTGGGATGGCACGAAAGCTGATAGAGGCTCAGCGGGGAAAAGAGAAAGCAGCTCGGTTCACCAATCCGGAAATGGATAAGCTTGCCGAAACGACACGGGTCGCGGCTGGCTTTCTCAAGCAAGGTCGCGTGCGCGATGAAGCGAACGCTTTCCGACAAGCTGTAGAGGACTTCAAGAACACCGGATCGCTGGACGATCTTCGCCAAAAATCGCAGAAGCTACTAGATGCCTTGGGCGAGCAGGATCGCAAACAACTAGAGCCGAAAGCACTCGTTGAAATCGACAAGATCACGGCACAGGCGCGAAAATTTGTCGCAGAAGGGGCTGAGGGCGCCAAGGCCGTACTGCCGCCGGATATTGCCTCGCTTATCGATCAGTCGCAGAAAGCAATCTCGGAAGCGAAGAAATCACAGAAAACGGAACTGCAGCGCGTTGTAGACGCCGCAGAGCGCCAAGTGCAGAACGCTCTCAAAGGCAAGAGGCCGCGCAAGCCGGTAGAGGTATTGCCGCCGGAATGGCAGGCACTTGTAGACAAGGCCGATCTGGTAACGAAGCGGTTTGGTGGTGTCGCCAAGGGCGAGCAGGCGGCATTCATTTTAGCGCGCGCTGGCCGTACTCCGGAGGAGCAGGCCGCCCTAGCGCGACAGGTCGAAGGACTCACGCCGGCGCAGGTCGCGCGAGTATTGGATAGGGTGCGCAAGGATAGTCGTCCCGGCTGGCTATTTTGGGGCGTACAGCAAGGACTAATCTCCGGACTCATCACCCACACGAAATATGCGATCGTCAATACCGCGTCGACTTTGACAGATCGTATTATCGCGCCGGAACTCGCTGCCTTAATCGACCGGGCTCGCGGCGGCGATGCTTCCCTTATGGCGCCATTGCGCGCCTTTCCGGCAATGTTTGGCGCCGTTCCTGATGCCTTTGCTGGAACAGTTCAAGCGTTCAAGACGGGAACGCGAGTGCCGCTTGAATCGGAATTGAAGCTCGCAGAACGCGGAGAAAAAAACCCGGAGGCTGCCGGTGCCCAGGTTCCTTACGGCACGCAATACGGTCCTAATTGGGGCATCTGGCGCAAGGTCTTTAACGACGAACAACTCGACAAGGCTGCCCGTGTTCTTGGCACGCCAGGACGATCGGCCAATTCGCTTCATACGTTCTACAAGATATTGAACGAGCGCATGTCGGCGTCCAGCAGCGCGTTCGAGGCGGCGATCAAGGAGGGAGAAAAATTTGGAACGGATTCATTCGCCGCAAAATATCAGTATCATCTCGACAACCCGACCGACCAAGTATTGCGGCAGCGCGTCGAAGATGGATATTCCGGCACGTTCATGGAGGAGCTTGGAAAACAGTCGAAAGAAATTTCCAGGTTTATCCGCAACACGCCGTTCAAGTGGGTAGTGTTTTTCACGCACATTCCGCTCAACATGGCGCGTCGAAGCATCGAATATTCGCCGCTCGCTTTGCTCAACACGCTTGGCGAGACGAAGATGGGAGCGGCGATCAAGGGCGAGCTGGGAGACCACGCGCAAAATCTCGCACTAGCAAAGATGACCGTCGGTACAGCAGTCGGCACCTATTTCATCCATAAGGCGCTGAACGGTCAGGCAACCGGGTCCTATCCAGCCGATCCAAAAGAACGCCGGCGCTGGCAGATGCTCGGCATTCAGCCAAACTCGATTGCCGCCAACGGACAATGGTTCAATATCGATCGGCTTGGGCCGCAGGCAACCGTCGCCCGCATCGCTGCGAATTATGCCTACGTCATTCAGCATTACGATGGATCGCAGGATGATGCGATGATGAAGGCCGGATTGGCGCTTGTGCTTGGGACGACAAAAGCCTTGTCGGATGATGTCGGATTCCAGACCATCGCCAACATCGTCAACGTCCTGGAAAATCCGCAGGAGGCAGCGCGCTTTGCGGCATGGCAACTCAGCTCCTACATGATGCCGGTTTCGCTGGTGACACAATTTGCCAGCGCTCTCGATCCAGACATGCGACGGGCGGATTCCCTGGTCAAAGGACTGATGTATCATTTGCCTGGGGTCAGACAGGAATTGCTACCTAAGCGCGATCCGGTTTATGGCGAGCCGGTCCCCAATCCAGGCTACCATGCGCTGGTCCGCGAAAGCCCGATTAGCACCGATCCGATCAAGGCCGAGATGGCCCGCGTCGGCTACTTCCCGACGCCGCCACGAAAAGAAATCGCCGGCGTCAAACTCGACGAAAAGCAATACGACGAATACGAAGCGACGGCGGGCCCCCTGGTAAAGCAGCTTCTCCAGCGCTGGGCGCCGTCGCTCCAAGGGCGCCCCGACGGCGTGAAAGCCAAGGAGTTCGCCATCCTGGTCCAGGCCGGGCGGGCGCAGGCTCGGGCAGCAATGCAGGCGCATCATCCCGAACTTTGGCAGCAGGCGCGAGAAAACAAGCGAATCCAGGTTTTTGGCCAGCCCTAGTGCGTTGCGGCTAGGTAACAGCCCCGAAAAGGTAGTCCACCATGCGAAAAGCCCTCTCATTTTTCGCCGTTGCGGTCGCGCTCCTGGCCATGGCCGTCGAAACAAATGCCCAGGTCTACCCGACTATTCCGGCGAACACCGTCCTCGGGCGGCTGGGAAGCGCCGGGTCGGGGCCGCCGCAGGCGATCCCGATTACCCGGATCATCCCCTCGGGCTTTGACAGCTTGGCGGTCGGTGCCCCCTCGGCCACGCAATACGACGTGGTGACCTTCGCGGATGGTCTTGGCAAGAACCTCGCCGATACCGGGCTGCTGAACCTCAATCCGAACCGCAGCGGCGAGGAAACGCTGAACGGCAACGCGCTCGCCATATTTAACGCCACCGCGAGCGACAGCCACCGCGTCGGTGTCTGGGTGCAGACCACATTCGGTTCCCTGACCGATTCCAGCTCGTTCTACACCGCCTACAATTTGAAGCTCGGCGATCTTGGCTCTCCGGTTCCTTCGGGAACCAAAGGTGGTCTTGGCGGCTATGAATGCAACATGGACTCGAACCAGAGCTTCGCCGACAGCTCTGCGTTCGGCGGTAGCCATTGCTTCGGCGCCTCGATCGCTCAGCACAATGGGCAATATTCGCAAGGCATCGCCATCACGGCCACGATCGATACGGTTCCCGCTCCCTATATCGGATTGTCGCTCAATCTCGATAAGGAAGTCACCGGCGCGGAGATGGACGGCATTTTCATCAACGCACCAGTCAGCCCGTCGAATCCGCCCTACGCCCCCGATTGGGCGATTAAGCTTTCAGGCCAGTTTGGCATCGGCGTCGATCTCGCCGGCAACAGCCTGGTGAAAGCAACGGCAATCGGGTTTGCGACCACCGCGTCGCTGAACACCGACTACGGTATCACCGGATCGCTTAGCGATGCGTTCTACATCACCGGCGGCGGCTCGGATCACGGCATCATCTTCACCGGCGGCACGCTGGCTGGTCAGACCGGCGCGTTTTTCTTTCGTAATAACCAAGCCGACTTGACCGATAGCGTTGTCATTTTTGCGGGTGCGGCCGGCGTTATTTATTACAAGCCAGTTGCGATATCGTCGTTGCCGGCTGGAACGACGGGCGGCGGCAATATCGCATTCGTGAACGACGCCAGCGCTTGCACGGCGAACGCGCCGCCAACGGCAGGCGGCAGCGGCGTTTTTCCTGTCTTCTTCAACGGCGGCGGCTGGGCCTGCTTCTAGGAGAATGTCATGAAAAAGCTGATGATCGTTACACTTATCTCGTTGCCGTTTTCTGCGGCGGCGCAGAATATCCCCGATGCAAACGCGAATGGCATGGCCGCGGCGCAGGAGATCGTGGCGCTGGTGCAGATCGCCAACTACTGGAAGGAGCGCGCCGGTAAGGCTGAGGCGGCGCTTCGGGCTGCGCAGATCAAGAAAAACGAACCGATCCCGCCGTCACAGAAATAGAGGAATCAAATGATGGTAAACCTATGCGCAATCTAGCTCGGATTTTTGCCGCCGCGATCTCTTACGTCGTTTGCGCGACAATCGCGCAGGCGCAGGTTTATCCGTACATCCCGCCGAATACGGTTCTAGGTAGAATTGGCAATAACAACCCAGGTCCGCCGAACGCCGTTCCTCTGACACAGTTGGGAGATGTTATTCTTTCCGCCGTCAATTCAATCGGATTCATCAATACGACGAGTGGATCGATTACGCTGCAGCCGCCGACAGGCGCGCTTGGCACACAGATACTGACACTGCCAGATTTGACTGACACACTTGTCGGCAAGGCGACCACGGACGTTTTCACCAACAAAACATTCGACACCGCCGGCACCGGGAACGTCTGGAAGGTCAATGGCAATTCAGTCAGTGCATTTAGCGGAACCGGCAATGTTATCCTGCTGCAAACGTCTCCGACTTTCATAACCCCTAATCTTGGGACACCATCCGCCGGCGTCCTTACCAACGCTACAGGGCTTCCTATATCGACGGGCGTATCCGGATTAGGTGCCAATGTTGCCACGGCGCTGGGCATCAACGTAGGAACCGCAGGCTCTCCCGTAATCAACGGCGGTGCGCTCGGCACGCCGTCGAGCGGTACGATGACCAATGCCACAGGATTGCCAATCTCTACTGGCGTCTCCGGGCTAGGAACCGGGGTCGCCACGGCCCTTGGTGTCAATGTCGGCACGGCTGGTTCCCCTGTCATCAATGGCGGCGCCCTCGGCACGCCGTCGAGCGGTTCGCTGGGCAATGCCACAGGACTTCCGCTAGGCACCGGCGTCAGCGGCACATTGCCATTGGCGAATGGCGGTCTCGGCGGCGATCAATCAGCGGCTACGGCGAATCAGATTCCAGTATTTCCGGGCTCTGGCGGGGCGTCTGCTCCGACTGCTGCTTCTGCATGGTTTGATAATGTGTGTTCATCCACGACAGGACAGACTTGGACGCGAGCAAGCACCGGATGGAAATGCACCTCGCATTTGCAATTCTGGCTTGACGATTTTGGTGGCGTCGGCGACGGAGTAACCGATAATTCAACGGCCGAATCGAACTGGATTACAGCAGCCGGAGCGGCGTCTGGAAAGGCCATAATTCCTATTGGCAATTTCAATGCCACGTCCGCGCTGTCACTAGGCTCTATCACGCAACTTTCCATGGAGGGAATATCGCGCGAGGGTTCGGAGCTGTCTTTTTCCGGAGACGGCATTTCCGATACGACGAATAACGCCATATTATCGTTCAAGACATTCAAGATTTCTTGCAACGCTTCAACTGGAGTTTGTCTTTCTCTCGGTAATGCCACCAATGGGCCGCAGCGAACAGAGATCAGGACTGTAACTTTTGCGCAAGGTGCCACCCCTATTCACTTATACAATGCAGGCGGCACACGCATTACAGATAGCTTTTTCTACGATTGCTCAACATGCGTAATCTCTGAATCTCCGGTAAATCCAGACGCCGGGGATAATTGGTTCGATCATAATTTTTTGCTACAGACCGTTGTTGGCGGAACTGGATTTTCCTTAATAAGCGGTGGCGGCTGGAAAATTACAAACAACAAATTCAATCAATACGATTTTGGCATATTTGCCAAGCCGTTGCTGTCTCACCACACCATGAGCGATTTACAAATACAGGGAAATTCCATAGAGGGATGCGGAACGATCTGCGTTCTCATTCAGCCTGACGCATCTACTACAACAGACTCCACACTTATAAACGTCATAGTGTCCGGAAATGAAGGTGGAGGGGGGTCCGCCAGCAGCTTCTTTGAGACGCAGGCAATCTCGGGGCCCACGGTATGGATTTACAACCTTGTGGTTTCAAACAACGTCATTCGCGGGACAAATGCCGGCAGTTGTATCCAAATTGACGGCGTTTCTACATTTAGTATCACCACCAATAACTGCACCGATGCGGGGACGGTGACGAACGGCATCGTGACCCAAACAGACGATGACCACGGCTATGTTGCGTTTAATACCGTCACAAATGCAACTAATATAACCGCCGGAACTCCGGGGACAAAGGTAACGGTAACGTCTAATGGGCCTCCGTAATCTCGCAATGATTTCCGGGGCGTTCGCAATGATGCTCGCGTCATTCGCGGCTGGTTGTCTTTTTGCGAACTACCGACACGGGGATTATATCATCGCGCGAAGCGGAAACGAATGCGTAGCACTTTGGCCTTATGAAGGGGGGAAAATCGTTGGGCATTGGCTGCCACAAGCCGATGGTCGCTGCCGTCTAGGCAATTGGCTTTTTTGGCACACTTTTGGGCTATGAAAGGCGTCGAATGATAGATTTCTCACAACTCATCGAAGCCAATGCCAAACGCTGGGCCACAGCGCATGTGACCGGCGTCGGTTTCGGCACCGTGGCACTCCGGCTATGCGCCGACCAAGCACGCGCTCAATATCAGGAACTTTCGGACGCGACCGAAGTGCCATGGTATGTCATCGCCGTGATCCATGAGCGCGAGGCGAGCCAAAATTGGGACGCAAGCATTGCGCAGGGCGATTCCTGGCATCATGTCTCGGTCCATGAACCAGCCGGCCGCGGGCCGTTCAAGTCATGGCAAGAGGCCGGATACGACGCCCTGGTCAACTGCTCGCCTTATGCGGCTAAATGGACCGATTGGTCGATCGGTGGCACGCTGACGTTGCTTGAGCGCTACAACGGCCTCGGCTATTTCTGGCGCGGCGTTCCGAGCCCATATATCTGGTCTGGCACTGACGTTTACAGATCAGGCAAGTTCACGCGAGATCATCACTACGACCCCGATGTCATCGACAGCCAGCTCGGGTGCGCCGGGTTGCTGCTCAATATCCAGCGCATTACCAGCGAACCCATCGGAGAAGCAAAATGACCATCGACCCGCGTGTCGGCATGTACATGAGCATCGGGCTCGCCGTGATCGGCGTGCTCGGCGGCTTTAGCGATCAATTCACCACCGTTTTTGGCGCACACGCAACGGCGATCATCCTGGCCGTGGCCTATATGCTGATGACCGTCGGCAACGCGGTCAACGGCGTGCTGCATGCAATTCCGTCCAAGAGCACGCCGGCCGCGCTGGCGAGCTTTCCCCTCGGGCCAGGTGCGCCCGCAAAACTACCGGAGGCTAATGTGAAACGCTCCTCGACTTCTGCGATCGCGATCTTCATCCTGGCTGGGCTGCTGCTGATGATCCTCGCGCCTGGTGCGCGAGCTGCCGATCTGGCCGCGCCAGTGCTCAAGGCGCCCCCGAATCTCCTGACCGGCTATGTCAGCGGCGGTTGCGGCCCTTACTTCGGGCTCAACACCATGGGATCGGCTGGCTCAGTGGACGGCGGCCCTCCCGGCGCCTCAGTCATCCAGGGCGATGTGGGCGTGACCGTCGGCTACGGCTGCCCGATCGGCACCACCCCAGGCAATTTCTGGTTTGTCGAGGGCAACTTCGATTGGGCGAACATCAACGGAAACCAGAACGGTTTCTCGATGACCGGACCAGCTCACTTCGAGCAGCGCGTCGGCTTCGGCAGCCCGATCTCGTCGATGCTCAATATGTTCCCCGGCTTCTCAAGCGGCCTCTCAGTGCCGTCGCTACCTGCTCTCCCCGCCGGCGTTACCCAAGGCCCGAGCTATCCGTTCCTGTTTGTGTCCGCGCACGAGCAGGACGTGAGCGCTCAATTCGGTCTCGACCAGAACCAGCAATGGCTGTTTGCCCCCGGCATCGGCATCGGTCTGGAAAGCCGCCTCAGCAACGGCGTCGTTGCCGATATGGCCGCGCAGTGGGTCATGCAGAGCAATGGATTGTCGGTAGGCCCCGCGACGGTGCACATGGGCAATGCGGCTCTCGTAAGCTTCACGCTCAAATACTAGATATCGAGAGGGCGGCAATTAGCGCCGCATCGCTTCAATATCTTATGTGAGCCAAATGCCGATGCCGACGATCACTTGGAAATGGGAAGCGGGACCAGCAACGATCCTGATGCTGCTCCAGGTCCTATTATTGGTCGTCGGCGTCGTCGGCGGCTTCATGAAGATGGAATCCGATATCCAGGCGCAGAACTCCGTCAGTCTGCAGCAGGCATCGGCGATCGAAGCCATCAGGACTACCGCGCGGACCAATGCGCGAACGCAGAACGAACTTAGTGAGCGCCTTACGCGAGTTGAAACCAAGGTAGATATGATCTTGCCAGCCGTGCAGGCGATCAAAAGCACAGTTACGCCGCGATAATAGTAGCGGCCTTCCTTGCTAATATGCTTTGGGGTTTTGGAACGGCCAAAACAAAGCATCGGCACGTCCGGTAAACACCGCCCAAGCCAGACGCAGGCGCGATCGCAGCGAGAACATTCCGAATGGCCGCGCTGGCTCCCAATCGCCGCCTTTGACCTGTGCGTGCGGCCCTTCCTCGGCGTGCCTGAGAAGCTGACGAATGGTCCACTCGTATGGAGCTTGGTTCAACATAGCGGGCTTCTCCTTCAACGCCTGCGACGATATTCGAGGCTGAACCAGCCCCAATGATCGAGGTAGTGATCGCCGCCGGATGAGTCTAGCCATGTCGCGCCCTCGCGATAGCAGCGATGAAACTCAATGCCTATTAGTTTCCATCGTCCTCGCGGCATCGTGGGCTTTACCTCGTTCCTGACATTGCGGCTCTGCGGTTCCATCGTTGGACCGCCGAGTGGATAAGCGCTTCGTCATCGTGGTCCTCTTGCGGACCTTCCGCTTCGCACCCGTTGCACCGAATAGTCAAATAGGATTCGCCGCCGATGTCGAATGTCTCAAAGTCTTTGCCACCGCAGAATGGGCACGCCTTGGCGTCTTTGAGTGTAAGCCGCTTCATCGGGGGTTCCTTGACAATCTTTTATGGGCAGATTTGGTCGCCGGCTTTGACTCCGGCCTTCACGAGATAGAAAGCGCGGCGGCTCGCTTCTTCGCGGGTCATGCCCTCCGACTCAAATTGGCGGGTCAACTCGGCATGACGTCGTAGCCGTTCCTCGATTTGTCGGCGTTCGCGCTTGCGCATCTGCGGTCGGGGAATTGCAATGCCCATGGTGTTTCTCCGGCCTTCCCTAACTGTGGCGCGGGAGGTTTCCCTGTTGCCTCGCAATCGCGCCGCAAGCTTAGTAGCACGATCCTCTTGACTTGTCCAGGCCTAAATTGTATCGTGCGTACCGATGCAAAAAACAGCAACAAAACCGACCCGACGCGCCTACGTGAACCCTTTGCCGGGATACGGCGAAGCGGAACAACGCGCGGATATCCACAAGTTTTTCGACAAGATCGACGAATGGTATGTCGAGAGCCGGGACATTCATCGGCAACATTTCATCGATCATTTGCGCCCTGGGGATACCGCCGTCGTCGCTCGCATGGGCTGTTTGGCCAAGGCGACCGGCCGCATCGATAGCCGCATGGCGGACCTATTCGAGGCCCGCGGAGACATCCACGCCAAGGGCTGCATGGTCGTGGACGCGGCAGGTTTGCTTTCAAAAGGAGACTGGCCCGCGGCCAAAGCGGCGGCCAGGAACTTCTTGCTAGCGCAGCGCTCGATCATCAATGGCTCGGCGAAACGGCTGAACTTCACCAACATTCAGATCAGGGCTATGCTCAGGATTCAGGAAAGCCCGCGCTACAAGAACGACAACGAACGCCAAGCTGCGATGGAAAAGGAAGGCATCAAGCCGGTGCCCAAGCGAACTTGGCGGCTGGTGAAGCTGCCGATCATTGCGCGCGAGCGCGGGATAGAGCTGTAGGAGACTTATCATGGAGCCGATGGACCCGCGCTATGAGCCGAGAGTTGGGCCGCTTGAATTTTGGTCGGCACCGATCCTCGCGCTCGTCATCGTGCTGCTTGGTTGGTTTTTGGCACACTCGACATGACGCCGGCCGACTTTGAACTAGCACAAGAGCGGATAGAGGACGATTACCTCGCAGGCCGTATCGGCAAGATCACCTACATCAAGCGTATGTCGGCGCTTGGACTGAATGATAATGACCGACGGCGCGAAGAACTTAGAGAGTTGGACGCGCGCAGGGTCGCGAGATAAAGGAGAATTTTATGCGCGGAGCCCGGCAGGAAAAAGAAGCAGCAGAGATGGAATGCCTACGCTCACGATGAAGAAATCGAAGCAGAGATGGTCAAGAAATTAACCGACGCCATTTACCCAATCTTAGTTCCTGTTGAGCAGCAGGATTGTGCGATTCAGGCAAAGAACCACAAACGCATTACGGAAATATCTAAAGCCGTGTGGCGTGCGTTCACGCCACGCCGGTGACAAAGGCAGGAATGATTATGGCGCGGCTGGATGAAACGACATCCGGGGAACTGGCGAGGGAGACTGACAGCCCCCTCCGCGCCGCCACTTTAATTGATAGGCTTGATAAACTTGCCTCTCATCTTGAGCGGCTAGACAGCGGCAGCGGTGATGCCGCGTTGCTGCGGCAAACTATAGAGTGCATCAAAACACTGGATTCTGCCTTAGTGCCATTTGCGGAAGATTGTGACGCATGGCCGGACGAATGGGAAGATGACCTAGAATCAAACACTGAATTTTTGCTAAGCGATTTGAGGGCTGCAAGGAACGCTCGGCGTAAAATAGGGACGCACAGGAATTTGAACAAATCATCAATGCAGGATTGCAATAGTTGTCAGACCTGCCGATTTTGGATCAAGTTAGATTTGCTCGTCGATGACACAAATCGAGCTTGGGGGGAATGCCGCAGGTATCCACCAATTCAAAAATTTGAAGACAATGAAAATGATATGGAAATGGGTGATTGGCCATCGACATGGGATAATCAATGGTGTGGAGAGTGGCAGTTAAAGAAATAGAGGACGGGCGTGGACCATAAGCGCGATTGGCTTTTTACCGGCTGCGAGGCAGGCCACGATTGGCACAGCATCGGTGGATGCAACGCCGGGTGCTATGATGGATGCGCATGCTCGGTTCCCGTCAATGTATGCCGTCGATGCGGCGATTGCGACTATGGCGAGAACGAAGACGCAGAGCAGATACGTGCCGACTGTGCGGCTAGGTGGGGAACTCCAGCCGAACGATGCGCATCCGCAGACTCGTATTAAAGGAGCGCTGCTGTGAAACATTGGCGCGAGCCAAACGACAAGAGCGTGGTCCACTGTGAGGGCGCCATTGCCAGCGGCGAGTTCACTCTCTGTGGCCGCGCGTTAGAAGGCGAGCGTGGCGACGAACAGATGGAAATCACGCGCGACTTGATCCGCTGCCCCGATTGTGAGGCGATCATTGCACATTGCAAGATCATCAAGCCGTCAGAAATCAATCAATTCAGCCGGCGGCGTTTGAAAGCGCGCCGTGCTGCTTCACGTTGAAACTTTAGGAGGCAGAAAAATTATTTTTGCGCGTGCCAATGCCGATGAACAGCGGACATCTTGAAACGACCTCGCACAAAAACGCGCGACTTGTGCCCGTCGAGCCTAAAGTCAAGTCGGCAAAAACGCGCAAGTTGTCCTTATGTGGTGTGAGTGCATCGGCACAAATTCAAAAAAGCACGGACCCCGCCTGCTACAATGCTCTCGTCGGTTGGAAATCCAACGCGACGGGCTGTTTGACATTATGGAGATGAACATGGAACGCGCAGTTGCGCTCAAGACGCTCGGTCGCCTGCTCGGCAAAAAGCTAGGGTATCGCGTTGATACTCGCGCGCCGTCCCGCGAAGAACGTGAGGCCGCTCAAGCCGCACTACCAGCGGCCATCGCAGAGCGCAAAGAGCTTGACGAAAAGACAGAGGTTCGCCTCAGGAGGTTCCTTGAAGCCGATAGCGAGTATCAAGCCCTGAAGGCAGCTCGCACGGTGGCACGGAAGCGAGTCGATGAGCTTGGCTCGATCACGCGCCATCGCAAGATCACTGTCGGCACGTCTGAGGGAATGTTCTTCCTGGTGAAAGCCGAGGGCGACTCATGGGAAGAAGTGATCGACAAGCTGACGACCAAGGAAAAGAAAGTAGCCTAACAACAACGCCGCTCTCGGCAACGGGGGCGGCTTTTCGTTCGCAACGGACTAAACATGCAGGAGCCTGCCTCGCGATCCGCGCGTATTGCTTGGTCAGCTTTCCCGCCGATTCTGCCGCAATGATCGCGTTGCAGATATCTATCAGCAGCGTCACATCAAAGCCGAAAGACACGCTTGGCGGGGGCTGTCCAGCACCGCGTAGCTCTATTTGAAACTTAAGGGGATTTTCCAATTTTTCCTTTAGTCCAGCACCGAGGGATTCAGCAATTGCTTTGCTCGCTAAAAATCGGGGAAAGGCTCTCCCGCCCGACATTCCGAGCGACTCTCCCATACCGCGTTGGCTGAATTGAATGCCGCACTTGCGATGGTCACGGCACCGTTGCCAAATAGCATTATGCCGTCATGCGATAATCTGTGAGGCCGCCTCAGTTAGCGGCCTCTTTCATTGGCTCGGATCAAAAGGCTTCCCCCATTCAGTTGGTCCAATTTTTTCACTGCCTTTCCACCGTTTTTGCAGCCGCTCAAATATCTGTTCATCATAGGCAAAGATATCATCTAACGGCACCCCAATAGGTGGTGGAAACCATTGATTTATAGCGTCTTTCGACCTCAATGAACTGACGAAAACCACTCCTTTTCCGAGACTGGAAACCGCCCTACAAAGCGGCTCATCCCCAAATCCTCGGATTAATGCGAGTTTTGGCATTTCACGAACTCCTTGTTTCTACACGGCCATGACCACGACGCACCATATAGCGGATTTCCCGCCATATTTCCAGCGTTCAGGCCGGCCTGCCCCGCAACGTGACGGGGTAAGCCGCCATGAACATCTTGGATAAAGCTACGCAAATCGCCATCATCTCTGCGCTGTGTGAAGGCGTCGGCCAGCGCGCCGTTGCTCGCCTCACTGGCACCGACCGCAAAACAGTGGCCCGCATCGCCCTGCGCGTGGGCCGTGGCTGCTCCGAATTGCATGACCGCATGATGGTGGGCATCCGCACGGATCGCGTTGAGCTTGAATTGAATTAATGGCTTTACTGTCGCCGTCAGACGGTTTTTCACCGTTGCGCTTACCTAGATTATAGGCTCCGACCCCTATCAGCGTGGCGCCAATACATACTCCCGCAACAATTAGCACCCAGGGAGAGGCCATTAGCTATCCCCAAGCTGCGAGCAATAAATTGACCCACCAGGGGGTTCCGGTCCCCATGAGAAGCATCTCACAATAAGGACCGCGCCAGAACAAGTGGCCTGATTTGTGTTTTCCGATGGCCTATTTCGACCAGGACCCCCGAAGCGAATAACAACGGAAAAGCAGTGGCCCCTTTTCCCGGGGCCGCGCAATAAAATTTCAAGATTTTGAAAAGGGGCCATTACCCGATGACACATTAGGAGCGGTTATTACGCCGCCCGATCCAATTTAAGCGCTACCGCCAGTGCCATCTGCGTCTGGTCGGCAAACCTCGAATAGCGCATGACCATGGGCAGGCTCATGCCGATGGTGCTGGAAATCTCCAGATGGTTTGCGCCGGCGAGGCGAGCGCGGACAACCGCCGTTGCGCGCAGACCATGCAGCACCAGCTTGGTGTCTTTGAGCGGCGCGAGCTCCGCGTTGTGATCGCGCTCGCGGTTCCAATGCCAGGATAGCAGCTCGCGGCTGTAGGGCCTGCCGTCGGGTTTCAGCACGAACGGACCCGGCCGCCGTTCCCATCCGTTCATGGCCTCTTGCAGCCGCGACGTGGCGGGCACCCATAAGCGGACGCCCGTTTTCTTTTGGATCACGTTGATGCCGAGGCGCCGCGCGCCCGTCGCCGGGTCTTGCTTTTCCTCTAGATCGGTCGGCCCCATGCGCACAATGTCCGAGCCGCGCTGGCCTGTCTCGACAGCGAGGGTGACGACGCGCGCCAGGTCAGCGCGGGCATGGAGCTCGGCGATCGTGACATGCTCGAACGTCCATGGCTCATGGCCGCCATCCGTGCCGATGCAAGTCGTTCCGGTCATAAAGGGGTAGGGTACCAGATCCCGCACAACGGCGAACTTCTCCACTGCTTTCAGCGCAGTCCGCGCGTTCAACTGTTTGCCCGGCTTATCAGCGAGACCGTCTAGAAATGCCTGGACTATCGACGGCTTGAGCGTGCGGGACGGGCAGGAGCCGAGGATGCTGCGCTCGGCACAGGCCAGCACGCGGCGCCAGGATTCCTGCGTCGCCGGTGCCTTACTGCGGAAGTGCGGGCCTTCCATAAATTGCTGGATGATTTCAGCGAAAATAGTCATTCGGACGCCCTAGAACGGGATTTCGTCGTCAAGCTCAGCCGGCGGCGGATTGGCTTCGTCGTGCTGATGCTTGGCGGCGCTACGCACGGGCGCAGGCTGCGTCTGCTGGGCTTCCTGGACGGCCCGTACTGCCGGCGCCTGGCGCTTGGGTGCCCGGACCCGGATTGCCTCGACCGTATCGCCGCGGAAGTCGACCATGGCCGGATATAGCACGATCGGCTGCCCTTCCCAATTGTCGGTATCGTCGCCGTAAAGTTGCCCGATGATCTTCGAATTGGTCTTGTTGAGCACCAGTCCTTTCTCGCTGCGCAGGAAATGCAGCACCGGCTTTTTGTCGCTGTCGCCGATGTCTTCCATGCGCACTTCCGACATGGTGAACAGCATCGGCTGCTCGTTGAGATCGGCGGCCCGGAGATACTTTGACGGGAAAGCATTGGAGATTTTCATAGCATCTACCTTTTCTTGATGTTCAGGACGGGTTCGGCGTTGGAAAGCATGGCACCGGGCACGTTCTCATGCGCCGAAAGTGCGGCCTTGATCAACGATTTGTCCGGCTCTTTCTTGATCCGCATGAATTCGTCGGGCACTTCACGCTCATTGACGACAACAACCTTCGGCGTACCGGCACGGACGAATATCGTCGCCTCCGCCAGCTCGATCTTTTTCAGTTCCGCGGTTTCCATGATCTTCATGATCAGCCGACGCAGGCTTTCACGGCGCCGTTCCAGGCGATCAACGCGCACATGGAGGTCGGCGATATAGGCGCTGGTGCCTTCGACCGTTGCCTCAGCCGCACCGATCGTTCGCAGCAGCGATGACAGGAATCCGAAGGTTTCTGTCTCGGCCTCGATCATGTCATGCCGCAGAGCCTCGTCCTCCTCTAGTTCCGGACAGAGGGCGATCAGCTTGGTGATCTCGGCTTTGATGATGTCTGGGTTTTTCACTTTGCTTTGTCCTTATTCGAGCAACCGCAATCACCGCGAGCAATGCAATCACGCGCCCATCCGTCTCCGCCAGGGCAAACATGGTCGTACAAGGCCGCAGCGCGCCAATAAGGCTCGGGTTCCATGTTGGCGACGTCAGCGGCATAAGCGTAATCACTAGCGAACGGCAGTGCGGCCCGCAAAAGCCACGAGTAAACCGGATGCGGAGGCATGATTACGATCAGCCAATAACCTAGAAAATCCCGTAGCTTTCCCATTCGATCAAGCATTGTTTGGCTCCATCTCAAGCCTATGCTCAACCGTGTAACCGAGCGACTTCCACGGGCACGGCTCGCCGAACGCCCGCTGTGGCCGGGTGAACTCGCTGGCGATCACTTCCTCGCCGTTCTGCAACTCGTCGATCTTGCGCTGCACTTCATCGCGCGTGCTGGCACTGATATGGTAGGTCGTGCGGCTGGGGCGGTGCGGATCAGCCTGTTTATGGACGATGGTGGTCATACGAAATTATGCCCACAACATTTACAGGAAAGCAAGGGCAAAATTCGTAGTTGACAAAAATAATACAGTCGGCATAAGCTTGGGAACATGATCACCGCACGACAAATTGTGACTTTGCGCGATCGGCTCGGCCTCAACCAGGCTGAATTTGCTAAGCTTTTCGATCTGAACCAAGCCACTATATCGAGGTTAGAGAACGGTCGGCCGCTTAGTCATCCTGTTTTCCAAGCCGATTTCGAGCGCAGATTCAATGAGCTAGAGCGGCTGCCGCCGCGCAACGGCGCGTGACGCACCATGCTCGACCGGCCATTCGGCGCACCGCTCGACATCGAATTGAGCCTGCCGCCGCCACCGTCGGTCAACCGGACGCGCAAGATCGACTGGGCCAACTACCCTCAAGTCAAAAAATGGCGAAAAACGTCAAACAATTTTCTAATATTCGACTGGAGTGGAGGCAAGCGTCCGAAGCCGATACTCGGACACTACGAAATTCTGATCATCCTAGGCGAGGGAGTTCTGCTCGATGTGGACAATGGGCTTAAGTGCCTCATCGACCTTCCTGTTCGGCTTGGGCTCGTCGTCGATGATGCACCGCGATACCTACGCAAACTCACGGTCGAGTGGGGCGATGCACCGCGCGGCTGCCGGCTCATCCTGCGACCGCGGGAGCCGAATTGATGATCGCGGCAATTCTTAAGGAACTGATCGCAGCGGGGCTCCAGGGAGAATCCCTGGTCGCAGCAGTAGAGCGCATTGAACAAGCGCAGCCCAAGGCTATCGATGCCACGGCGGAGCGCCGCCGCGCTAAAGATCGGGAAAGATACATTCTGCGGAGACCACCGAAATCCGCGGAAACCACCGAAACCACCGAAATGAAGAAAGTGTCTCTTTCTTCTTCTACTTCTTTAGAGAATTCAACAAGTAAACAACAAGAAAGTAAGAAAGAAAGAGCCCGAAAGTCGCTTTTGTCGGAGGATTGGAAGCCAAAACCTTCGCACTACGCGAAGGCTGCCAAGATCGGAATGCCGGCCGATCTGATGCTGATGAAGGCCGACGACATGCGGAATTGGGCGAAGTCGAAGGCGATCATGCGCGCCGACTGGGACGCCACATTTCACGGATTCCTCAGACCTCGGGAGAAGACAAATGGAACCCATCGGGAAAGCCTTGTCGAGCGCGCCGACCGGCTCATTGAAAAAGCTGAACTTTTCGAGCGTACAGGTGGCGCTGGACCAGCGAATGACGCTGACGGAGGCGTTGAAGATCGTCAAACAATTGATCTCGGCCTATCCGAATGGCGGAGCGAACGCTAGTGACGGGTATTTTGGCGCCCTTGCCTCCGTTCTCGGGAGCTATCCACGAGCGGTGGGGCTGCGGTGCGCCGATCCAATTCGCGGCGTCTGCCGGGAATCAAAATTCCTGCCGACAGTTGCCGATCTCATAGCTTGGTGCGAGCGGGAAACGGAGCCAATGCGGCGCGAGGTCGAATACGAGCGCCGTGTCGAGGAGCAATTGCGAGAGCGCGAGCGATGGCAAAAGCAGGCAAAGCCGGATCAACGGCGGAAAACAAACGGCATGACCTACGGCGAATTTCTTGCACACTGCGAGAAAAACGGTCTTAGGCCGCGGCCGGTCGGCGCTTTCGAAAAGGGCGGCTATCTTGGGGGCAGCCAATGAGCTTTGGCTGGACACCGGAGCGTTGTAACGAGCTGCGCCGACTTCATGCGCAGGACGATCCGCAATTGTCGTTTGCGGAGATTGCGGCTGCTATCGGTGGCGGATTGACCCGCTATGCCACAATCGGAAAATCCAAACGCATGGGGCTGGACAAGCGGGCGGTGGCTCCCCCACGCCAAAAGCCTTCAGGGCCACGCTGGCGCGTCAGACGGGGATCGGACGACCCTCATGCCGCCACGAGGAGGATTAACGCACAGGCGAGGCTCTCTGACCGCCTGCCGCCCATGGAAATCACGGAGCTGCCCATGGAAATCTCGGATTGTGCGGTTTTGCTGTTCGAGCTCACGGACCGGACCTGCCGCTGGCCGGTCGGGGAAGCTTGCGGCGCGGAGCAGATGTTTTGCGGTGCAGCACCGTTCGAGGATGCGCCCTACTGCGTGCGCCATTGCCGATTTGCGTACCAAAAACCGGGAGAGAATGACCGTGACCAAACCACGAATAGAGCGCAAGATCGTTCGTTACCCGGACAGGCTCAGCCTGGAAATCAAGCGGCTGCTGGCAATCTTGCTGGCCGAGGAAGTCATGGAATGCCGGCTGCGGCGCTGGACGAGCCCGCGCGGCCGCACGGTGCAGGCGCGGGCGGTCAGTGCGGCGTTTGACCGCTATCTCATCAGCATCGTTTATCGCCGGCATTACCGGGATTTTTGGGTCGCCAAGTTGACAGACATCGGCCGCATGGTGGCGCTTTCGCTGGCGGCTACCGAGCCGGCGCAGCTCGACGAGCGGGACGGGCATTTCAGCGCCGGCTATGTGCCGCATGTGACCGATGCGCAGGCCATCGCGGAAATGGTGGATTCCTGAGATGGTCGATCATCCCGGCTACGATTTCAGACCAAAGCTCGCCGAAATTCTTGCGCGGGCCGATGCCGCGTGCGAAGCAGCGAAGCCTATGGACGCGCAAGCGTATTTATGGCGTATCTTTTGGGAGGGTTGCCATGACCACGCTCAGCGGCAGGCTGCTAGGGGAGGCGCGGACATACCGGGATTTGCACGCGCTGCTGCGAGCTCGGACGGATGAGCTACGGCTGAGTTTCGAGACCATCGACGAGCATATGAAGACGCTGCCGGATGGCTATGCGAGCAAGCTGCTGGCGCCGGTGCCGATCCGTGGACTAAGCCAGGTCAGTATGGGGCCGATCCTCGCCGCGCTGTGCGTGCGGCTGCTGGTAGTGGAAGATTGCGAGGCGCTGGAGCGGCTGCGACGGATCACGCGCACGATTTCGCCGGCACATGCTCGCGGTGGAATGCTCGCGACAAAAAAGGGCAAGAAACGGCGGTATTTCAACGTTCCGCCGGATTGGGGACGGATGATGAATGGCCGGCGCAACATTCTGCTGAGCCGGCGCAGGCGCAAGCGGATTGCGACGATAGCGGCCAAGGCCAGATGGGCTAAGAAGTCTTCTCGACCAACAGCCTGAGCAGCTTGGCCACGGCTTTCGGCACCCGCGACTGGCCAGCGGCAATACGCTGGCACTGGCGCAGACCGAGGCCGATCGTTTTGGCGGTTTTCTGACTTGCTGGCGTGAGTTCGAGCTGCTCGAGCAGGTCCAAATAGTCTTGGGTTGTCATCGCATGCGCTCCTGGGTGGCCTCGCTGGCCCTTGCGAGCCGGCGGTGACAGGGGACGGGCCGGCATGCCCGTCCCCGCTTGTTCATTGGATTATCCCGTTCCACCAGCCGAATGCCACGGCGATGAACAGGCAGAACGAGACAAGCGCCACGGCTTCCAGCAGCAGCTCACACGCAAATACGACGTAACGCATGGCTCACCTCAGATATGCGGGACCGTAAGGACCCATGCTGCCGAGGCCGTTTTTCTCGTCATAAATGTTGCCGCGCGCGTGCTTCGCCGGCGCTTTGTAACCGGCCGCTTTCAGCACGTCGCCGGTCGCCATATCGACAAAGCAGTGCACCGAATGATCGTGCACGATGCGAATGCGCTTTTGCAGCCGCTGCAATTCCCACGCTCCGGGCGGATTATTCGGGAAGTTCTTGGCATAGTAGTCATTCGAAATGCGCTGGCATCCCCCATAGAAGGATTGCAAGGCAACATTGAATTCGTTCTGAGTGTGACCGCCGAATTCAACCGAAGGCGAATAAGGAGGTGCAGGCAGATTGGTCATGCGTTTAGCCCAATTTCGATAAGCTGCGGATGGTCGACGGGTCATGTTCATTCCTCGCTGTTTTCGGCCGGCATGGCCGCAGCTGGATCGCAGATCATGCCCACGGCGGACCATGGGCATGGGCTGCGATCAAACCGGATGCATTACGCCGAACACGCCGGCGACGAATGCGAGCGCAAGCACGGCAATCACAACCGCGGCATAGACAAAGAGCTGGGATTTGAAGTCGTCGGTCATTTGCTGATCCTCGCTGTTGTGCGGGCGGCAACCCGCGTTGACTACGACAATATGTCTACGCCAAGATGGCATAGTCTGTCAACACCAAAGTGTGCAATATTATTGCGTATGCAGCATAAGGCCGCGAGACCATCATAAGGGATTAGAGATGCCAAGTGACGAGCGACGAGCCGCACGCAGAGCAGCGAAAGCGCGGATTCGAGCCGGGCGCCACACGCGCGGTACCGCGATGGCCGCAGGACCGGCAGCGTAATGCGGTATACATCGGCAGCCGGCGAATCGGCCCGCGATAGTTCGCCAGCGCTGCGGCAGCTTGCGCGCGCAGTTCATCTTTCGAGGGCTGCGGCTCGTCGCGCGCCAACTCGTTCATGATCTGCCGCTCTTCGATCCTTGCCTGATGAGCCTGATCGCTTGCTTTCCTCCTCGACCAGTTTCGCGCCATGTTTAAGCTCCCTGCGCCATATGTCCTTGATGATCGTATGCCGTACACGAGCCGGGTTGATGCCGGCGCGCTCTATCCAGTAGTGCATCAACTGCCGCGATACACCGGCCAATAGACGAGCCTCGGCGACGGTGATCTTGCCTCGCATCAACAGCGCTAATGCGGCTCGCCTAGCCTCGACGTCAACCGACGGCATTTGACAAACGTAAAACAGCTGTTTTGCGATTACAAGGGATTTGAGCCTGTGCGTTGCGGCCGAAATAAAAAATATCGACTGTCCTCGCGCGTCCCGCATCGCGCCCGCGCACACGCCTTCTTCCGATAAGGAAGAAGACCGTCCACAGGCGGCAGCGCCGCCGAGGACCACGACGAAGCGCAACGCGCAAGGATGTGAGCGCAACAAGCGCAAGCCTCACAAGCAGCGACGAGCTCGGCAGCGACACCAGCAAGCCGGCGACCGAGCAGCCATGCAGATGGACTGCCGATAAGCAGCGATGATGAGGGATAAGCAGGCGTAATGATCCTGCATAAGCTGCTGTAATGAGCTACGGATATGCACCAGATTGCACAGACATGCACCGATTACGAACACAAAAGATAAGCGGAATTAGAGTAGGAAAAGGGTGCGGAATGATCTCATTATGCACAAACATGCGCTAACCGGCATCATTTGCGCACAAACGAACATCTCGGAACAGATGCAGGTTAAATGCAGCACGCTTGAGCAGCCAAGCTCCATGCAATCCAGCAACGTGTTGATCTTGCTGCATATTACTCATATGCAAACGGTTTAGAACAAACCGTTGGGTCCCCTTTTTCAGATGAGGGGCCGGTGGGGGAAAAATCTGCCACTCCGATTTTCCGATATCTCAATCCACTTTCGCGCCGGTCCTGGCAAATAGTGTTGCATAAACAGCACGTTAGTCCTGCTGTTGACTTATAAATCAACTCATCCGGATTTTTCCGGAAATTTCCGATGCATAGCCGCGTACATAATTTGAGCCCGTTTTTGGCAAAACATCAATAAGCTATTGAAATGTAATCTACTTTAGACGATAATTTTGCACATTGACTGTGCTGAGTAGCACTACTAATCTGTAGTGGCTTGGAGGGTGGCTGTTTCTGTCCTGGCAAATCGCAGCACATTTGTAGTTTCTGGCGGGGCCGCTCAGCATTGCCGTAGCGTGCGGGTGGCCCCGTTCCTGCATTTGTAGCGAGTTCCCTTCCTGGGAATGCCCCGTCCAGGGTCAGAGGGTGTTGGTGTGCCGTTAGACCCAGGATAAGGCACATCGCTGCATTTACGGCAGGTGCCTTGGACCGTTCCCGCTCGCGGTCAAACCTTTCGCTCGGCATCTCGTCAAGCCGTCGGGACGGGCCGCAATTGGGCTTTTGCACCGTTGCCGATCTGCCACATTGCGGCGGAACAAATTCATGCTAACTTGCCGGCATGGAATCCACTGAAATCCCTCTAATGCCTGCACTTTCCGACTTGCCGCCAGCAATTCGGGACATGAAGAACGAGCGGCGGCGGCAGTTTGTGTGGGGGTATGTGTTTAACGGGGCGAATGCGGCCTTGGCGGCGCGGTTTGCCGGGTACTCGGCGGTATCCGGTGGCGACAAGGTGATGGGGTTCCGGCTGCTCCAGGACGATGAGGTCCAGGAGGCGATCCGGGCGCTGACGACGCGGTATCTGTTTTCGCTGGCGCCGAAGGCGGTGCTGCGGCTGGAGGCGCTGCTGGACAATCCCAAGCACCCCAAGCACGACAAGGCGATCGAGATGGTGCTGTCGCGTTCGGGGCATGGGGAGCAGGTCAACGTCAATGTGTCGGGGTCGGTGACGCTCAACCACACGGATTCCGCGCTGGAGGATCTCAAGCAGCTGATGGCGCTCGGCGCCTCGCGGGCGAAGCTGGAGGAGGTATTCGGGGTGTCGGGGCTGGAGCGCTACGAGCGCATGCTGGCCAGCCAGGCCAAGCTGATCGAGCATGAACCGGGAGGGGAAACATGATCGGACGTCGCCAGTTCCTGCTCGGCAGCGCGGCTGCGGTCGGGGCGCTCGCCGTCGGCATTCCTGTGGAGCAGATTGCTGCCTATGGAGCTTCGCCGTCGATGGCATCGATCACGGACTGTTATGCGTTTGACAAATGGGTTCAGGGGAAGACGTACCAGATTGGCGATATGGTGATGCACGCCGGAGGCACGTTTATCTGTGTTTGTCCTGATGATGAATGGCGTGAACTCTTGCCGGGAGAGGAAGGATGAGCGATCCCCACTGGAGCGAAAAGCTGCGAGGGGCCACCATCATCGACGGATTGCATCTCTATCTGAGCGACGCGCAATACCGGGATGAGGAGCTCCGCGCCGCGATCGCGCGGGAACTTCCGGACGTCATCGTCGAGCGGCAGGAAGCGCTGCCGAGGAAATCATGAACCGCGCCGACCTGGATTTACCCTTAGCCGTCCATCGTTTCCGGTCTCAATTGATGAAGTTTGGCATCGAGACCGATGGCATGGTCGTCACGCTGCCGCTCGGCGAGTTCCTGCGCCTGCGCAGGCTACTCGGCGTCGAGGGGCCGCCAGATGAGCAACTGCATGTCTGCGGAGTTACTTTCGACGTCGAGGTGCCGGCGGACGTGGAGCGCCGTGAAGCAATCCCGTGAAACAATTTAGCCGCCGCCATGTCTTTTTTGTCGTGCTGATCGCGGTCTGGCTTTCCCTGGCGTGGCTTGCGTTGATGAAGTGGTGAACGAAAGAACCCCTGCCTCGCGGCAGGGGTCAAGTCAGGAAAGGAGATCGGGCAGCGATGCGCCGGGCTCCAAGCCAACGAGAATGGCATGACCGAAGAGATTGAGCAAGGCCCCGATCCGAACGATGTGCGCAAGCATGCCAAGCGCATGTTCACGGAAATGCAATATCGCCAGAAATACCGCCGGCTCGATTACTATAAGCCAAACCGCAAGCAGCTCGAATTCCACAACCTTCCGATCGCCGAGCGCATGCTGCGGGCCGGAAATCAGGAGGGCAAGACGCACGCCGCGGCGGCCGAGCTCGCCATCCATGCCACGCAATGGTATCCCGGCTGGTTCAAGGGGCGGCAGTTCCTGGTTAAGCCGAAGATCGAGCGGCCGTTTGACTTCCTCGCCTGGTCCGCCGCGCCGTCGGCGCAGAAGGTCCGCGACGGCATGCAGACCAAGCTCCTCGGCAACCTTATGGATGCCGACGGGCTCGGAACTGGCATGATCCCGCTCGACATGATTGTCGGCAAGCCGGCCATGGCCCGCGGCATCGCCGATTTTGTCGACACGGTGACGATCCGGCGCGAGGATGGCGGCAAAGCGCTGATCCGGTTCAAGACCTACGAACAGGGGCGGCAGGCATTCGAGGGTGAAGCCTGCGACGTCATCTCACTCGACGAAGACGTCAAGGGCGAGACCAACGAGGCGATTTACGGAGAGTGCCAGGCCCGCACCACGACTACCCGCGGCATCATCATGGTGACGATGACGCCGCTCCTCGGGCTGACGCCGATCCGCCGGCGCTATAAGCAGCAGATGCCCGGCACCGCCGAAGTGCTGATGACGATCGAGGACGCGCTGGTATCGAACGGCGGACATATCCCCGACGAGGATCTCGAAGTCATAAAGTCGAAATACCGGGCACACGAGGTTGCGACCCGCATTTACGGCGCCGACATGCAGGGCGAGGGCGCGGTCTTCGAGACGCCGGTCGGCGAGATCAAGCACAATCTCACGCTTGCCGACGTGCCGCCCTACTGGCCCTGGCTGTGGGCCGTCGACTTCCGCCATTCCGGCTCAGCCTCGACCGGCCATCCTTTCGCCGCCGTGCTCGGCTGCTGGGACCGAGACTCAAATACGATCTACGTCATGCATGCGGTGCGAATGATGGGGCTTGCGCCTGGCCATGTCGCCGCCATCCGCGAGCATCCGATGCGCGGGGCGCCGGTGTCCTGGCCGCACGACGGCGGGCGCGGCGGCAGCCTCATCTCCGGAGAGACCATCGCGCAGACCTACCGCAAGCTCGGGCTGATGATGAACGGCCGCCACGCGACGTTTCCGGACGGCGGTTTTGACTTCGAGAGCGGGATTTCCGACATGGAGCACCGCTTTGCCGAGAAACGGCTGCTGATCGCCAGCCATCTGCAGATCGTGTTCGACGAATATCTCGGCTACCACCGCGTCAATGGGCTGGTGAACAAGATCGATGACGATCTGTTGTCGGCCATCCGCGGGCTGTGCATGGACATCCGCAACGCCAAGACGACGGTTAATTTTCCCGGTATTGACCCCCGTGCGCGCGGCCCGGAAGCCCGCTATGCCCGCGGTTCACCCAATCACGCCGCCGGCGATATCGACGTATTTGCTGGCGCGTAAGTGCGTTGCGGCAGTTTTTGCCGCCGCCGATGGTCCAAACGTCCACAATTTCGAGGCAGATCATGGTCACCAAGACCCAGGAAGAAATCGCGGAAATGCGCCATCAGATCGAGCTCGGCGCGCTGCCGCCCGACGCCATCAAGAAATACCGCGAGGAAGAAGCCCGCAACGTCTTCGGCCACGATGCCCGTAAATCCAAGGGGCGCCTGCTCGAACAAGGCCTCGGCTCGGCCGGCAACCAGACGCGCAATTCGATCGAGTCCTACCGCAAATACGGCAAGGGCGATCCCGACTACGCGGCAAACCTGGAGCGCATGGAGCGGGAATTGAAGGAATCGAACGAACGCCGCGCCGAGGAGGCCGCGTGATGGCCGCCGGTGCGTCCTCGTCGGTGCCGGGCGCGAGCGGTCTTATGTCCGCGTCCCCAGCCGACCAGGTTGCCGGCGAGACCGAGGAACAGAGGCGCAAGCGGCTGGCGGCAATGATGGCCGCGCGCACCATGCCCGGAGCCAGCGCCATGATGGGCGATAATTGGGGCGCCGCGCTCGGCGGATAAACCATGGAAATTGCGCCATATACCGAGGCGCGAGTGCTGGTCAGTGATCTTAACGGACTGACGCCCAAACAGCGAGCAAGTCGGAAACATTACTTAAAAAACAAGGCCGCCAAAATTGCGGCTATGAAGGCGAAATATGCGGCCGATCCGGAGCTTCGGGAGAAGCGCAGACTGCATTCCAAAAAATATTTAGCCGAGCATCCAGAGAAAAGACGTGAATACATCCGCGCTTCCCAGACGAAAAGGCGATACGGAGTAGATCGCGCTCAGCACAAACTGATGTTTGAATCCCAGCGAGGCCGCTGCGCGATCTGTAATGTCGAACAATCCGCGATCAAACGGCGCTTCTGTATAGACCATAATCACTCGACTGGAAAAGTGCGGCAACTACTCTGTCATCATTGCAACGGAGTTTTAGGCCACTCGCGGGAAAATAAAGATATACTCCGCGCTGCCGTCGCCTATCTGGAAAAACATGGCGGATAATAAAAATATTGCCGTCAGGCAAATCTCGGGAGCGGAATCTGCGATCGTACAGCGGATCACTAAAATCTTTTCGGAATTGACAACTTACAGGAATATATTCGCGGGTCAGTGGGAGGAGGGGGCTATCCTCGCCGATCCGGACTCGCGCAACACGTTCTACTACGGCTCGTACAATTTCCCCGGCATGAAGAAGACGCAGCAGCAGGTCGACGCGTCGACCGCGCTTGCCGTGCAGCAGTTCTGTGCCATCGCCGACTCGATGATCACGCCGCGCAACCGGCTCTGGCACGGGCTTGAATCCGACGCCTACGTCATGAAGGACCGTGCCACGCGGGAGTATTTCGACCAGGTGCGTGCCATCCTGTTCGACTACCGCTACCGCGCCCATAGCGGTTTTCAGGGCCAGAACTTCCGCAAGTGGAAGTCGACGGCCTGCTACGGCAACGCGACGATGTTCGTCGACGCGCTGGACCTGCGCGTTACCCGTGGCCAGCCGGGGCTGCGCTATCGCGCCATCCCGCTCGGGCAGACGTTTTTCCTGGAAAACCATCAGGGCATCGTCAACGGCCTGATCCGATGGTGGCGTCAGACCGCGCAGCAGGCGGTCGAGCAGTTCGGCGAGGACCGGCTGCCGGCGACACTGCGGCCGGCGCTCGATCAGAACCTGCAGACGCCGTTCCAGTTTTTGCACTGCGTTATGGCGCGCGACCCCGACGAATTCGACCCCGAGCGCATGGACGCCAAGGGCAAGCCGTTCTCCTCGCACTACATGTCGGTCGAGGGCCAGTGCCTGATGGCCGAGGAGGGCGGCTACAACACCTTCCCCTATGTGGTCGATCGTTACGACCAGAACCCCTACGAAACCTACGGCCGGGGGCCGCTGCAGCTGGCGCTGCCGGGCGTGAAGACGCTCAACGCCGAGAAGGCGATGTTCCTCAAGGTTGGCCACCGCGCCGCCGATCCGGTCTACCTGACCAAGGACGACGGCATCATCGGTTTCGACCAAACCCCCGGCGCCATGAACAAGGGCGGCGTGTCGGAAGACGGCAAGCCTATGGTGCTGACGCTGCAGCCCGGAGACCTACAGATTACCGAGAAAATGATGCTGGAGGAGCGTGGGCTGATCGAGCAGTTCTTCCTGACGCCGCTGTTCAAGACGCTGATGCAGAACCCGAACATGACGGCGACGCAGGTCGTTGAGCTGATCAACGAGCGCGCGATGCTGGTGGCGCCGACGCTCGGCCGTCAGCATTCGGAATATGTCGGCAACCTGGTGCCGCGCGAGATCGACCTGCTGTCGCGCATGCGCGTCAACGGGCGTCCGGTACTGCCGCCGATGCCGCCGCGGCTGCGCGAGGCGCAGGGGCATTACGAGGTCACCGACACCTCGCCGCTGGCGCTGCAGGCCAAGGCCAGCCAGGCCGCGGGCGGCCTGCGCACGCTCGACGTCGCCCACCAGATCGCCATCAACTCCGGCGATCCGTCGATCTACGACCAGTTTGAGTTCGACGTCATGCTGCCGGAAAT